CTAAAAGAAAATAAAGAAAATCCAACTATCTGTGCATTAGCTTATCATTTAGGATTTACAAGCAGGCAATCCATATATGATTATGAAAAATTAAATGATGAACGTTCTTACACTATTAAAAGAGCCGTTCTGTTAATTGAGGCATATCACGAAGTTGGATTAAGTAAACAATCAAATTCAGGTCATATATTTTGGTTGAAAAATAGAGATTGGCACGATAAGCAGGAGTTTGATCATTCAAATAAAGGAGATAAGTTTGAACCTATTGATTATTCTAAATTAGATGAATCCCTCCTTAGAGCAATTGCAAAAGCAGTTAAGCCCGAAGAAAGCAAGAATTGAACTTGCAAGAAGAAAATTATTAGATTTTGTTCAATATATCAAATCGGATTATGTAGTCAATTGGCATCATGCGCTTATTTGTTATTATTTGGATAAATTTATAAGCGGAGAGATAAAACGATTGATGATATTTACTCCTCCGCAACATGGAAAATCTCAATTGGTCAGTCGTTCACTTCCTGCCTTTCTACTTGGCAAAAATCCAAATTCTAGAATAGTAGTAGCCTCTTATTCTTCTGATTTATCTAGCTCATTTAATCGTGATTGTCAGAAGATAATAGATGACGAGAAATATCAAGAAGTATTTCCTGAAACAACATTAAGCAAAACTAATGTTGTAACATTATCAGGTCAATATTTAAGGAATTCAGATATATTTCAAATAGTAAATTACCAGGGATTTTATAAAGCTGCTGGTGTTGGAAGCCCGTTAACCGGAACAACTGCGGATTATGCAATAATTGACGATCCAGTTAAAGATAGTCTTGAGGCAATGTCACCAACTTATCAGATAAGGAATTGGGATTGGTATAATGATGTTCTCTTCACTCGTATTCATAACAGTTCAGGTATTTTAATAACTCAGACTAGATGGGATGAAAGAGATTTATCGGGACTGCTTATTAATTCAATGAATGAAGGTAGAGGCGAAAAATGGACAATTCTATCACTTCCTGGAATAAAAGAAGATAATTCAAATCAAGACGATCCGAGAGAAATAGGCGATGCATTGTGGCCGGAATGGCATAGTATTGAAAAATTAAAAATGATTCAAAAATCTAATCTAAGGACATTTCAAAGTCTGTATCAACAAAACCCAAAGCCAACAGAAACAGGTGGCGAATTTTATAAAGAATTTAAGTTTTGGCGTAATGTAAAGGATTTTGAATATAGAGAAGATTTAGTTATTCATTTAACATTTGATTTCAATGTACGTCCAGCTATGCACGCTTGCGTATGGCAGATAGAAGGCAAAAAGGCATATCAAATTGCCGAGATAATAACCGAAGCACCAAAGAATAAAACTAAGGGTGTTTGTGATGAATTTAAGCGTCTTTTCCCTTATCATTCGGGTGGATTAATAGTTTATGGTGATCCATCAGGTAAAAACGAAGATACAAGGCAAGAACAAGGTGAAAATGACTATTCTATTATTTTGATGGAATTACAACAATATAAACCTTCAAAAAAAGTAGCAGCAGCGCATCCGGCTCCTAAAATGAGAGGTAATTTTATAAATACAATATTTGAACAAGGTTTTGAAGGGGTAGAATTATGGATAGGGTCTAAATGTATCAAGACAATTGAAGATTATCAGTTTATTAAAGAAGATTCAGACGGTACTAAGTTAAAAGAGAAAGCTAAAGATTTAGCAACTGGCATAACTTATGAGAAGTGGGGTCATTTATCAGATGCAAACGATTATTTTATTTGCGAAGCGTTTAAGAATGAATATAACAAATATCAGCGAGGCCCGCAGAAGTTCGACTACACAATTGGTAAGAATACACCAAAACAAGTATATTAACTTTCAATTTGTAAGTAAAAGGGCTAAATAATTTTCATAAATGCAAAACATACGGGCGTAAATAATCATTTATTAACTTTTGAATCAAAATTATTAACTTTGTGTTTATAAAAACTAGATTCAATATAAAATGCTGTTACATCGTCTAATTCATAGTCATTAAGGCAAAAAGTACACCGTATTGAAGAGGGATATTTAAGAAATATCTTATTGCCACAATTAGGACATTTCGCTGTGTTTTGCCTTACATCTAAAAGAGAAATTTTATTATCCATATTATTTTGTTAGTTTAACTTCGCTTAATTCTTTTCCTATCCTGTTAACTTCTGATTGTATACGTTCAAGATTCTTTTTAGAGATTGGATTGCCGTGAATATAGGTATTCATTTGCTGTTTACACATACCAATATTATCACAAATAAAAGTACTTTCTAAAGGATAATGAATAAATAATTCAGCAATAGTTATATTTGGAAAATTAAATGGGGATTTATTATTATGAGAATGTCTACACTTGCTTATTGGATTAACTCTATTTGCTAAACCATGTTTTGAATTTTCTGAACGTGTAACCCATTCAAGATTATCTATTCTATTATCATCTTTTATTCCATTAATATGATTAATACAAGTTTTTTTCTCAAAATTAGGGATAAATGCCTCGGCTATTAATCTATGTAATAAAACTGGATATGGTTTTTTATTCATTAAGCATACATTAAAATATCCCTTACTTGTTTTAGATAATTTTAATATTCTTATTTTATTGTATTTAAAACTTTTAACCCTACCTAAATTGGATACTTGATATAATCCCTCCCAATCCTTAATATCTTTCCAAATTTCTTCCATACTAATAATTTATAATATATAGTACAAAGATAGTAAATTTATACAAAATAATTAATTATTTTATAAAATATTTTTGCACAATGCAACAAACCCTATTTATTACGCTTTATGCGTTGTTAATTTGTAGCAAAATTAAATAAATGGCTAACGATACCCATTTCCCAGGGACAGCTTTTCCAGTTGAAGGATTCTATCAAAGCTACACCGTTGGAAATCCTAATAATTATACTACTTACGATACTTACGGATTTGACCAATACGAACTAACGATGGGAATAAGGATAAAAGCATTAACCGGTCTTAATCCAACACGTGATGATGCTGATTATTGTTTAACTACAATCAGAGATGATTCATTAACACTTATTGAACAGAACGCATTAATTACTAATTATATGAATAATAAATATGTTCCTGTTTCTTGAAGATTACGACAAATTACTAACGACTGAGGATTTTAATACAGTCTTAAATAATAATGATGTGTTAAGGCTTCAAACCGAAGTAACAGCACAGGGATTTGTAAGTCAATATATACGTCAAAGATATGATGTAAGTAAGATTTTTAAAGATTGGTCAACATTTGCAATAGGAACAACTTATGCAATTGGTGATTTTTTTAAATATACTGTAACTGCTTTCGATGCGACAATTTCTTATTTAGCAAATGCCAGAGTTTCTTATTCAGGATATATCTACTCAGCAAAGACAAATTTAAGTGCCGGAGCATGGTTAGCGAGTGATTGGACTCAGATATGTTTAGATAAAATGATTTATACGTGTATTTTGGCTTCTACAAATCATTATCCTGAAAATGTTACTTATTTTACTCAGACAGACCCCAGGGATTCTGAAATAGTCAGAATAATGACCGTCTCTTCTATTTATAATATGATGGCTCAGATTGTACCAGGCAATATACCTACTATTTGGCGTATTTTATTTGATAAAGATGGATTATGGAAAAAAATGGACGGTAGTGTAATCGGCACTCTTGTTGCGTGGCAGTTTGGTGATTTAATGCCAAATTTGTCTATTTATACAGACGATCAACAAGGCCAGAATGTAACATGGGGCAGTAATATTAAACGAAATAACTCTTATTAATGGATACGATAGTTAAAAGGCATGTCGGTAGACCAACTAAAGAAGAAATTGCTCTTAGAATGGGAATAACTAATAAAATAGTTCAGGAATCCAGCGTTATTGAAACTCACAAAAAAGAAAAAGGCGCTATTAATCCTAACTACATTATGGAGGAAGTTCTCAGACTTCAAATGTTTCAGATAAGAGTAGACCTTAATCGTTGGATTGCTGCTGTCAACCAGGCCGAATCTATTTTACTCCCGGACAGAACTGAAATAATGCAGGTCTATAAGGACATAACTTTAGACGCACATCTATCGGGAGTAATGAACGCAATTAAAAACAAAATAAAATCAAAGGAATTTCAACTTGTTGACCAAAATCAAAATGTAAATGAAGAAATATACGAGGTTTTTGAGCAGCAATGGTTTTTTGATTGGATGGATTATGTTGTTGAGTCTCTTTGGTATGGTTACTCACTTGTACAATTAGGTCCTATTCTTAATAATACTTTTAAATATGTAGAATTAATACCTCGTCAATATGTGGTTCCTGAATGGGAACTTGTTAAGCATACTCTTTATATAACAACAAAAGAGGGAGGTACTAATTTTCGTGAAGATAAAAAATACGAGCCCTGGATAGTAATGATTGATAATAAAGATTTAGGTTTATTAAATAAGTGTGTACCCCACATGATAGGTAAGAAAAACGTAAATCTTTACTGGTGGCAGTTTTCTGAGTTATTTGGTGCCCCGCTCCGCAAGGGTGTAACTGATATTCGTGATGTTGCCAGACGCAAGAACATGGAAAATATGCTCATAAATATGGGTAATGCAGGGTGGGCTGTAATGGACACAGACGATAATATTGAGTTTATTGAAAATCACAGGACAGATGCTTATAAGATTTACCAGGAGGCCATAGAACTAGCCAATAAAGAGATTTCAAAACTTTTAGCCGGTCAGACAATGATGTTTGATCAGGGGTCTAGCAGGGCTCAAAGTCAGGTTCACCAGGATTTATTTAACGATATTTTAACTTCTATTCTTAGGAAAGTAAAATTTATCACTAATTCTGATCTTATTCCTAAAATGATAAAACTAGGAATTAAAGGATTAGAGGGATTACATTTTAGATTTGAGTTTGAAGATGAGGTACAATGGACTGACAAAGTTAAGGCTATTCAATCTCTTGGAATGGCAGGTTATAAGTTCGATCCCGAATTTGTAGACGAATATCTGGACTTAGGAGCCGAAGGTAAAATACAAGTTATTCAACAAATGCCTCAATCTCTTCCTCTTGACGATAAAGAAGCCGCAAAGGCGCTTAATGAAATGCCTTATTTCACATATTTCCAGAAACTTGATGAGATGAGACAAAATAAAAGCAAAATGGATGCATTAAGAAAACTTTATAATAAAAAATAATGGCACGCACGATTGCAGAGATATATAATAGTATGATAACAGAAAAAGAGACATTCTTTAATCTGAATAATCTTTCTCCAACATCAGAAACAAATCCAGCTCAATCTCTTTTGACTGATTTAACCAGTACGTCAAAAGTTGCAATTTGGAGGCTTATGTTTTATGTTGTAGCTGTGGCTATATGGATTCATGAGACAATATGTGAGGGATTAATTAATTCAGCTATTCCTTCGACTACTCCCTGGTGGAACAAAACTATTAAAGCTTTTCAATATGGAGATTCTCTTGTCTGGAATGGAGATAAATATGTATATACTACAATTAGCACTACAAAGCAGATAATTACACAATGCGCAATGATTTCATCCAATGGAATACTTTATATCAAAGTAGCTAAAGGAACGACTGTATTATCTCCACTTGCAGCAGATGAGGCGACTGCTTTAGATGCTTACATTCAAAAAATAATGCCAGCTGGGACTAGTTATTATGTAATTAATGAAACAGCAGACATACTTCAATTGGCATACACTATCTATATTGATCCTTTAAAGATTTATTATAACTCAGATGATCCTGCTGATGTTCTTAATGGATCCTTATTAAGTGATTCGAGTGTATTCCCAGTTAATGATGCTATAAATAATTATATTCAGTTTCTTGACATATATGATTTTAATGGTAAATTCTTTGTTGCAAAACTAACAGATGTAATTCATGCAGTTGATGGAGTAACAAATGCAGTGGCCGTAACAGTAAAGGCTACTTATGGATTAGTTGCTTATACTGATGTATTAGCAACAACATCGCAAACTTATGTAACTTATGCAGGATACTTGATTATCGATCCTATTTATCCTTTAACAACAGCAATAACATATTTGCCAACATGAAATATAATGTAAATTATAAAATTATCACAGCAAATCTGATACCTTCATTTTTAAGGTTTACTAAGTTATTGAACTTTTTTTATTCATTGATTAAAGGACTATCGGACTTAAATGCAGATTTAGGAAAACAAAATTATTTTCTTAAGTTCAATTCACAGGTAATGAATATGGAAAAATTTCTTAATGATACATACGATCCGACAAGTCTAAGAATTTACATAACAACAAATGCTAAATCTATTGTTGTTTTGTTTAATCGAGCAGAGGCAAGACTAGAGAAAACTTATATTTATAATCGGTCTGAAAGTGCAACAAAAACTTATTTTAAAAACCGATTATTTGAACCAACAATAAATGCTGATTATGTTGTTCATATTCCGACTTCGTTAAGCCCGGATACAGATAAAATAACAGCATCGGTAAAATTACTTAATCCAGCAGATAAATCCTTTGAAATAAAAACGATATGAACAAATTATTAACAACAAATACAGGCGGTGAACCTATTTATCTTGACGATATACGATGGAATGATGATGCTTATCGAGCAGCAATGACAGCCATGCTACTTCCCTTTGGGACAGATTTTATAATCCAGGGGTGTACAATCGGAGGCGTAGGTTATGATGTTGCAGCAGGATATGTAATGCTTAATAGTGAAATACTTCGTGTGGAAGCGCACACACGTACGCAGGACTATTATGTAAAGGTAGTAAGTTATGATGCTGCCGGATCTACTGTATTTCAAGATGGCAACACGCACAATGTATATCAGAAGAATCGTGCTTATTGTACCGTTGTTTCTAGTACTTTAAAATATGATGCCGATAGGCTTGAAGATATAATGAGAAACACTTGTTTGAGAACAGGTAACACATATTCAATTGCACGAACTATTTCTAATGGAACGCCAGTTGATATAACAGGACTTGACACTACTGCTGCAATTACTGGAACAATAACTGGGACATATGCAGGTGCTGCTGTTTGTAATTATTATATATCGAGCAAACGTAATATTATTTACTTTGATATAACAATGACGAGCACCTATGGAGTGACATTAAATATCTACGATGCTAGTTCGAGTCTTATATTTTCTATTGTTAACGTGCCTAATCCTAACAGATTGCGTTTCTTTGCGATTAATACCGGTGATAGTGGATGGTTTTTTGTTTATACAAGTGATGAAATAAGTAGTATTTTGGGAACAGCTGCTTATAAAGATACTGGAACGGGTGCAGGGAATGTTATTTTAGGGAATGATATAAGGCTTAGTGATAATAGAGAAATTAAAACAGTCGACGGAGATGTCATACATACAAAAATTGTTGAAATAGGAAATTGGAATATGAATTCTACTAGCTCTGTTACAGTTGCTCATGGGGTTGCTGATTTTACAAAAATACTAAGTGTATCTGTTTTTATTTTAAATGATGTCTCAAATCAATTTTATTCTTTAAATGGAACCATGACTAATGGAGAGCTTATGGGAGCTATTAGTTATACTTCTAGTTTGATTGTATTATATAGAACAATTTCGGGGTATTTTGATTCATCATTATTTGGGACTGGAATTTCCCAAAGAGGGTATATTGTTATGCAATATACTTCATAATATTTTAATCTTTAAATATATTTTATCATAAGAAGCTCTATATGTAACATTAATAATTTTTGGATCTGAAATTATAGGATGTGAACATGAATGTTCGTATCCTATTTCAAAATGTTTATAGTTAGCATTTAGATTAGTTGTGAAATCTATTTGTCCAGGTTCAAAATCAATTACTCCTGAACTTTTAAACATATTCATAGTGTAAGTAGTCAGTGTTAAAAATTTCCATTTAGCGCCTAATGTCACATTAGTAAATATTGGGAATTTATAAAGTTTGTCTCCTATTTTTGCATTATCCGCTAACGTCATTCCATCGGGCAAATAAATAGAATTCATACGATTCAAATAACCACCTTCAATTTCAACAATAGGGCTTACTTGTGATTTACAGATACTTGTAAAAACAAGTGCTAAAATTATAAGTTTTGTTTTCATAATTTAAATTTTCTTATTTATACGTAAATGTAACTAAAATAGTTTACCTGAGTAAACATTTTAACACTTATTTTGACTAAATTAATATTTTTTATTCTTTTTATTACAATAATTAAGTTAATTGCTCTTGGTGAGTTCCTTGAGACTTGAGCAAGTGAGTTCTTCCTAATTTCTTAGTTTTAACCCACATTCTCGATTAAGTTTTTGCTCTATGGAGCCGTCCCTCTCGTCCTGAGTTCGAGGTGAAACACTAAAGTCCCTCGACTTGAAATCTGCTGTAAAGCATTTAGCTGCCTTCTATGCCTACTTCCTATTTCTTAGTTCTAAAGTTGCGCTTTGCATAGTTCCCACGGTAATGCCTTTTGACTATCCGCCGTTGGCTTATTTAATATCCCGACCGGATAGGCTAAAAACAAAAAACCCGAAAATCCATCACATTTTCGAGTAGTTTGTGCCTAATGGCGGTCAGGATAAATCCTGAATATTTTACCGATCAGTGATGGTGATACTTTGTTTTCTTTTGCAAATATAATACAATTTTGATTATTATATACTCAAATGTCAAAAAAAATGTTTAAATTTGTCAAACATTTATTTAAATGCTTTCTAAAGAAGCAATTGAACAATTATTTATAGAGATATTCACCGGTTCAGTGGATGTGGATAACCTACCCCGTGATTTATACAGAGATACAGCTAAAAAACTATTCGATGGTGTTCAAAAAGGCTACAAGAAAAAACTAGAGACACTTTTATCTCAGGAACCTGACTATGCAATATTAAAATCTTTCCAAGAAAATATTTATCGTTTCTCAGCCGCTAAAACTTTTCAACAAGTATTCGAAACTCAACAAAAAATATTTGACGAGGACGGTTACAAACGAGCCTTTAATAAATTTCGTGATGATGCTTCAGAGATTTACGATGAATTTAATATTAATTGGCTAAGAACTGAGTATGATACAGCAATAGGACAAGCCCAGGCTGCTGAACAATGGCAGGAAATTGAAGAGCAAAAAGAAACGCTCCCTATGCTTACCTATCGGACTGTAGGGGATGACAGGGTAAGACCGGAACATGAAGCATTAGACGGGTTCACTGCTCCTGTTGACGATCCTGTTTGGGACGAGATAATGCCTCCAAATGATTTTAATTGCTACGATAAAGAGACTCAAATATATACAAAAAGAGGTTTTATCTTATTTAAAGATTTAAAATCTGACGATTATGTTTATACATTAAATATTGAAACAAGAATTCCGGAATGGCAAACACCTATTAATTATATCAAAAGGCAATATGTTGGCAAAATGGTAAACATACAGTCAAATAATTTTAGTCTTTGCGTTACTCCGGAACATTCATTATTACTTCAAAAAAGTTGGGACAAACATGAACATAGAGATATTTTGAAATTATGTGAAGCCGGAACAATTGCAGATAGTGATAGAATATATAAATCAACAAAATGGAAGGGAATTAATTGTACAAGCATAACCATAAATGGCAAAGAATGGGATATAGAAACTTATGTAAAATTTATGGGATGGTATTTATCAGAAGGATCTACTACAAAACGTAAAGGGAATTGTTATCAGATAAAAATATCACAAAGTAAAGAAAAATATTATAGTTTGATATGTGAAGATTTAAAGGGGATACCATATAATGTCTATTATGGATTTGATTATATTGGGATTAATGATTATAATTTAGGAATTTACTTAAAACAATTTGGAAAATCTTATGAGAAATATATACCTGAGGAATTAAAAAATTCATCACCAAAACATTTGAAAATCTTTTTAGATAGATTTATTAAGGGTGATGGGCATATTCAAAAAGGGCAAAAAACTATATCTGGTATTATAGCAAAAGATATAGAGACGATATTTTCTTCATCTAAGCGATTAATTGATGATTTGACTGAAATTATTTTAAAAACAGGTCAATCTTGTTCACTTCATAAACAAAATACTAAAGGAAAATTAGTACAACATAGAAATGGCAAATATGTATGTAATCACGATATATATAGATTATGTATCTCAACTAAACAATATGTAACATTTCATAAAAGAAATATAAAATGGATTGATTATGATGGTTTAGTCTATTGTGTCGAAGTACCAAAATATAATACTTTATTAGTACAAAGAAATGGTAAAACATATTGGTGTGGAAATTGTAGATGTACTGTTGAGCAATCAGGGGACGCAGAACCTACAACAGGCAAAGAACGGGAAGATGCTATTAAAAATGCCGATGTAAATGAAATGTTTGGATTTAATCCCGGCAAAGAACATATAGCATTCTCAGAAGCGCACGAATATTTCAATGTTCCTGAAAAGTACCAGGAATATAAAGATAACAATTTCAACTTGCCGCTTCCAAAGAATGACTCAAACCCAAAAGACAGCATTATAACTCATTTACTTGCTAAACTCCCTATTCTAAATCGAAAAAAAATCAAACTTTTAGAATTCCCTGAACTTCGCCAGACATTCAATTATGATTGTGGAGTTACAAGTTTACAACAAGTATTATGTTATTATGGTATTGAGATACGGGAATCATATTTACTTGACGATTTAAAGGCCGTGCATACAGATATATTTGATAATGGGGTCAAACTATCAGCCATAAAGAAATATGCAGAAAAAAAAGGGCTAGACGCTGAAATAAAGACAGATTTAGTCCCCGAAGATTTAATACCTTATATTGATAAAAAAATACCTGTAATTGTTCTTTTACAGGCTTGGAGAGACTCAAAAAGTCCTAAAGAATGGAGCGAAGATTATGTTGACGGCCATTATGTTGTGGCTATTGGATATACTAAAAACAGAATAATATTTGAGGATCCGAGTTCATTTAATCGCACTTTTTTAAGTTTTAATGAATTGTCAGAACGTTGGCATGACATAGCAGATGATAATAAAACACATTTATCGGGTGCTGCTATAATAATTACTGGTACTCCTGAATTTAAAGCGAACAAAATTTCACACATGGAATGACGTACATAGAAAAAGTTGGTGACTGGGGGTTTGATAGAACTATAAGAGCATTTGCAATGCTTAAAGCAAATGATTTGCCTTTACTTGTTGGTAAACTTGCACAGAATCACTTTGTCGAAGGTTTCAGAGAGGGAGGGCACAAGACAGATGATAGTAAAGATGGGTGGAAGCCACGAACAACTCAAGATAAGAGCGATAGAAGAAATCCTAATAGAGAAAGAGCTATTCTTGTTAAATCAGGACATTTAATGAGAAGTGTTCGACTTCGGGAATATAAATTTGAGCGAATAATAATCGGCACAAAGGGAATACCTTATGCAACAAGGCACAATGAAGGCATAACAGATAGCAAAGGACGTGAAATGCCTAAACGTGAGTTTGTAGGCAAGTCTGCGGAGCTTGACCAAAAGATAATTGGATTAATAAGAAGCAAAATAGATAATATCTGGAAAAAATGAGTGTACGACTTGATTTATATAACGATGCCAAAGCTGTTTTAATAAAATTAGATTCTTTAAAACCTGATTTATTAATTCACCATATAGATATTTGGAACAGTCAAACAAGACCTGAGAATATCGAAGGGCACAAACAATTTCGTTTTCCAATGGTATTGTTTGAATTTGAAAGAGCTAATTATCGAGAACCTAAACAAGTGGCATTTAATACTCATATTAGAGGTGAGCAAAACTACATAAGTAATATAACCCTTCATATTTATACGAAAGCATTAACAGATGAGACACAAACATTTATTGAAAAAGAACCGCTTTTAGAAGAAATTAAATATGCTCTTAAAGGATTAACAGGAACTAATTATGGTCCGTTAAGACTTATTTCAGATGATTACGAAAAGGATCATGGTAATTTATTTGATTCTCAGCTTATTTTCAGTTCTCTTGTCCAGGAATCAGGTGTTTATGATACTCAGGTTAACGTATATGATAAAGGCGTAACAGAAATGGATTTAGAATTAGATGGCACACTTTCTAATTCTGAATTTCTAATAACTGAAGAATCAAAAACAGTAGAAACAGAAGTTAAAAAACCAATACAGATATGAAAAAAATAATTTATTTGTTATTAATAGGTATTTGTTCTTATGCACAAGGACAGATAAAGATAAATCAATTACAAACCGCTACTTCTTTAGACGGCGATGAATTATTTATGTTTTGGCAAAATTCAAAGACAGTTCAAAATGATTTAGGCACAATAAAGGATTTTATAAGTGGTGTATTTTACTATAAAACAATTTATGTTGATAGTGCTAAAATAAGAAATAACACTGATACTGTTTTTATCGCAAAATCTGGAACAGATAGCGCAATTGTGATCGATGAAATATTAATGAAGCATGACAGCACTTTAAATTATGATACAATGGCCTGTTTTATGATTTATCCCGGAGTGACATTTGGAACTGCTCATAATTTTGTAAAAAAGATATTATATTGGGAGACAAAAAATGATACGCTTTATTCACAAGATAAAAATCAAAAACTATTCCCTATTTGGGATCAAAATACTTGCATTAGATGTGCAGGAGTTTTAAACTGGACTTATCCAAATACAGAACCTGCCTGGCAATTATCGAGAAGTCTTTATAAAAATACAAGTATGCACTTTTTAGTTGGTAATCATTATTATTATAATGGTAAACGCAATGCAACGGGTCGAAGAAAGTTTGTATTTAGAATAAAATATCATATAGAAAAAGTCTAATATGGGAAATAAAAAAAATGAAGATTGCCTAAATAGCAGACGTGAACTTATTTTAAATAGGGTGTCAAATGCAAAAAACCCTCCCAATGAGATTCAGCGATTAGCAGATGAATTATTTCTTGACAAGTCAACTATCTATCGAGATTTAGAGGCTGTTGGATATAAGAAAAAAGACAGATTTGACGATTAAATTTCTTCTTTCCTTAAAAATATTTTTGCACAATGCAATAAACCTTTTTGTATCATTTAATTAAACTTTTACTTTGTTGATTATATAATAGTCAATAAAGTGGATAATAAGTCAAAATTTATTATTGTCAATGAAGCCAATGAGTATATAGACATATATTTATATGGTACTATAGGCAATTGGAGTGACGGTAATAAAATTGATGGTGATTCTATTGCTGATCAAATTCGCTATTATGATAATAACAAATTTCACATCATAAATGAACACATCAATTCAGATGGTGGCGAAATAACAAACGGGCTTTCTATCGTAGCCGCAAATCTAGGCTGCAAAAACGCAAAAATACATACTTATAATGAAGGTGTTTGTGCCTCAATAGCTGGCGTAATTCATCAAACCGGCACAAAGAAATTTGCTGTATCATATTCTCAATTTATGATGCACGAACCTTCTATGTGTGGTGAGACAATTGAAACGACTACCGACCCTATTATAAAAAAACGTTTAGAAGCCGCAAAAGAGCAGCTCCTATCGATTCTGGTTTCTTCTACAGGAATGAGTGAAAAGAAACTTGAAGAAATGATGAACCAGGAAACATGGTTAAACGCAAATGAATGTGAGAAAATGGGATTTGTTTCAAAAGGCTGTATAATAGATATGCCAAATAAAGCAATCACAAAGAATTTAAAACCTCACGATATTTTAATATTAGTAAACAAAGCATTTAATAATTTAAACAATAATCAAATGACACAAATAAAATGTGAAAAATGCGGCGAAGAGCTCGAATTCAATGAAAACAAAATCGAGAACGAAAACGCTGCTACTTGCCCTGGTTGCAAAAGTAAAATTGATGACAAAGGCAAGGTAATTACCGGACAGGCATCTCCTGTCATTGATAAAACTGAGCCTGTTGTTGACGTAGCAACTTTCACAAAGCTATCAGACCAGGTTACTTCTCTTACCAATCTCGTTACTGGACTAACCAAAGAAAATGAGATTTTAAAAGCTGAGAGCGCAGCAAGCAAGAAAAAATCTACTGAGACTATTCTTGATAAGGCAATCGAAGTCGGAAAATTTGTAAAAGAATCACGTGAAGGTTATCTAAGAGATTACGCAAGTAACCCTGAAGGATTACAAAAGATTGTTGATTCAATTCCAATGCCTCACAATAACATCGCTGGTGTTATTGACAGGTCAAAAGAAGATGCTCCTATCCCTGGCGGATACAAAAAATTAAGAGAACTTGAAAAAGAAAATCCTGCTTTAGCAGAAAAGTTTGCTCTTGATAATCCTGTTGCTTACGATAAACTCTATAAAGCCGAATATAAATGAAAAAGATTTTTGTAATAATCGCCTTTTTATTTGCTTACGTAGCAAGTCAGGCACAAGTAACCGCATATGATTCTTATATCAGTTGGCCGGAAGGTTATGCACAAAGAATCGTGCTATTGGATACTGGTATAAATGCAATAACAGTACATAACAGTCTTGTTTATGCTATTCAAAACAATCTTGAAACATCTACAGATACAGTAAAAGCAAATATGACTATTAATGTAACTCTTGGAGCCAATCTTAGGGTTGGATCATTAATGTTCGTCGAAGTAAGAACAGGTGTAAAAGCAGCTCCTTTTACAGTTGCGTTTGCGACTGGGTGTGTTGCTCTTACTACTACTTTGACAGCAAGTAAAATCCAGGTATTTACTTTGATGTATAATGGAACAGCATATCGAGTAATTAATAAATTTAATTGTAATTAATAAATATCATGGCACAAGTAAGGATTGAAGCATTCATAAAAGACATTCAGGAAAATCTATACAGAGGTTCCGAATTCTTGAAATACAGCGTATCACATGACCAATATGTTGAAGATTATGCTGTTCATGTTCCTCAGGCAGGTAGTGGTGTTACTGTTGTTAAAAACCGTACACAACTTCCGGCAGCCGTATCAGAAAGGGTTGACGATCAATTAACCTATTATCTGGACGAATACACTACTGACCCTATCTTAATCAGAAACATTGAAAAAATTCAATTGTCCTATGACAAGAGAATGTCAGTTATGAAAAACAAAATCCAATTGATTAATCAGCAACTCGGAGACGATGGCGCTTATAATTGGATTTTAGGACTTGGCGCAGCTCCAACAGTAGGAGCAACAAGTGGCGTATTTCTGACGACAGGAGCCGCCGAATCATATTCTTTGTTCCCTTCCTTAACTGCTGCAACTGGTACACGTAAAGCGTTTACATTAGGGGACATTTTGCAGTTAAAAGGGAAACTTGACAGAGACAATGTATCCCAGGAAGGTCGTTATTTATTGGTTCCTTCAGATATGTGGTATGATTTAACCACAAATAATGTATCTGTGTTAGGTAGTCGTCTTTATTTACCCGATGACACTTTGGTAAAAGATGGAGCTGTTGCAAAAATTTATGGATTCAATATTTTTCAGCGTCCTCAGGTTGCAATTTACAATGATGCAACTTACGGAAGTCCTACGTTAAAGGCTGTTGGTGCTGCTGCTGCAACAACCGATTCTCTTGCTGCTTTTGCATGGCAGGAAGATTGTGTTGCAAAAGCCCAGGGTGCTGTAAAATTCTTTGCACGTGAAGATGATCCGGCTTTCTACGGTTCATATTATTCAGCCCTTGTGATGTTTAAAAATGTGAATTTGCGTAGTGATGCAAAGGGAATAGCTGCTTTGGTACAATATTACGCTGCATAATATGAAAACATATCTAAAAAGAGAGCTGCTACAATTAGCAGCTCCTTACTTTAAGCAAGGCGAAAAAGTAATTTATGCAACTAGCGATGGTAATTTTTTCTATGAAGCTCATAAACATCATGCGTTCAATCATAAAACAACATCAAAAACAGAATTGCATGAATTGACTAAGATCGAATTTGATTCTTTAGGAAAAGCAGAACCATCCGAACTCGAAAAAGCCGAAAAGGTTTTAGCGAAAGCTAAATCATACATGGAAGAAAGAAAGACAGACGAAGCAAAAGCAAAGGCTTTAACAAAAGTAAATGAAGCCCAGGCAGAAGTCGATAAGTTGAAAGCCGAAAATTAATTTTTTAAAACAAAAAAAAGAATGGCACTCAATGATGTACGTTTTAACAGAAATCAAACCGGGTTAGGTCAAGCATTACCAGGATCAGACCATATTTCTGGTTTTGTTTTCTATGCAGATACTTATCCGTCTGGTTTTAATGCCAGCAATAAGATAAAAAAGATTTTTTCACTTGCCGATGCTGTTAACTTAGGTATTGATGCGGATTATTCAGATGAGACAAAAGCAACGTTAGGAAATGTGGCAATAACAGTAAAAGGAGCTGCCGGTGATGTTGATTCGATATTCTTTTCGGGTGTTTTACTTGGACAGGTTACCGTTCCAGCAGGCGCTTATACAGATGCAAGTGCCGAGGCAGTAGCTATAAGAGCTGCTATAAATGCAAATACTCAATATCATGGTTTTACTTCAGCTGGTTCTACAGTAAATGTAACAATTGTTCCTCCTACGGGATGGGGTAAAGCATCAAATGGCACAAATATAACATTTACTTCCGTTGCTGCTATTGGTGGTGCAGGTACAGCAACAGCAACAGTAACCCAATTATCTTTAGGTGTTGGCTCTTTATATCTTACATTTTATTATAAGATAAGTGAGTTTTACAGAATAAATCCGTTAGGAGTTGCTTATGTTGGTGTATTTCCAGTTCCTGTCTCTTTTGATGGGTCTGAATTGACAACTATGCAAACATTTGCAGGTGGAGAGATAAGAAACTTTTTAGTTAGTTTGAATGCGGCTGCTGCCGGGACTGCTTTTGCAAGTTCGCAGGTAACAGCAATGCAAACTATATGTACTGCTTTACAAACAGCTCATAAACCTTTATCTGGTATTTTTGAAGCTGATTTCACAAGTGCTACATTAGCCACATTGTCTAATTTATCAACTTTAACAGGTAAAAATGTTAGTGTGCCTATTCATTGTGAAGGTGACTTTAATGAAGCTGCTTATTCCAGAACTGCCGGTTATTCGGTAGGGGATAAAGTAACTTGGGGCGCAGGTTGTTATCAATGTTTAACTTCTTGTTTAGGCATTGATGTTTGGAATACTATTTATTGGGCACGTAGAAGAGACAATGTAAAAGCAATTGTAGGCTTTTCAGTATCGGGATCAGGTAATTTACTTGGTGCTATATCTATTGCAAAAGTTCACGAATGCGTTGCATGGCCTCAGAAGTTCAATATTGTCACTAATACTGAAATGGATAATGTTGGATTTGTAACAGGAGATCTTTTGAGAAATCAAACCGATGCTTTATTGAGCACTCTTAATGATTATCACTACATTTTCTTAAGAAAGATAACAGGACTTACA